GTGGTATTCATCCTCGTTACGCTCCTTATTATATTAGGCGTGTCCGTGGAGATATCAAGGATCCTCTTACACGCTTCCTAGAGGCCTCTGGAGTGCCTTGTGAGGCTGATGTAACTAATCCTGAGATCATGGTCTTCTCTTTCCCACAGAAGGCTCCTACGACCCGTAAAAAGGCTCTCACGGCTATTGATCATCTAGAGTTGTGGAAGGCGTATCAGGATGCTTGGTGCGAGCACAAGCCTAGTATCACAGTTAGTGTTGAGGAGCATGAGTGGATGAGTGTTGGTGCTTGGGTATACGAGAACTTTGATGATGTATCTGGTATCTCGTTCTTGCCTAAGTCTGATCATTCGTATCGTCAGGCTCCCTACGAGGAGATCACTAGTGAACAATACGCAGAACTTGTAGCGAACAGTCCGCAGAGTATTGATTGGAGCAAGTTGAGTGAGTATGAACTAGAAGACAATACTGATTCTAGTCAAACTCTGGCTTGTAGTAGTGATACTGGGTGTGAAATTGTTGACATTACTCGCTAATAAATACTGTCATGATTGCAAAACTACTAAAAACACAACAGAGTTTTTTAAAAATAAACTAAAAAAAGATGGATTTGATGTTTATTGTAAAACCTGCGCTAAGGCTCGTGCTAAAAATAGGCGACTTTTACGGAGAATGCGTTTAGACTGTATTCTTGGTGCTCCTTGCTGTGATTGTGGTAATTATTATGATCCTGAATGTATGCAGTTTCATCATATAGATCCTAATGAAAAAGAATATAATGTTTCTAATCTAGTAGTGCGTAAGTGGCATTTAGTAATTAATGAGATTCGTAAGTGTGTTATCATTTGTTCTAATTGCCACGCTACTCGTCATCAAAAAGAAAGAGAAGGAATTTATGGCAACTCTTAGTATGGTAATCATGGCTGCAACACTCTTGTTCCCTGTTCCGAAACATGAAACATACCCTCCAACTTGAAAGATGCTAATCAAGATAGGACAATGCGAACAACCCGGAAACGGTTGGAAAGGAATTAATTGGAAAAATAAAATCAATTATTCCTTTAGAGGAGGTCTTGGACTCACAAATGAGAATTGGAGAATGTTTAAACGTAAGGGACAACCTGAGTATATGGATCAGGCTACTATTGTAGAGCAGTTATGGGCTGCTCATCGTCTAGCAATGTGGGTTAAGAAAGAATATGGTAATCCTTGGCTCGCATGGGATTGTTATACCAAAGGTAATTTAAAATAAAAAAAGGGAGGATGCCGCTGGCATCCTCCCTTTACTAATTAAAATAATCCGCCTTGTGCCTTAATAGCATTATCAATATCAATCCAAGATAACTTCTTACCTCTATGAGCAATATTTGATGCAGCAGTCTGAACTGCCTCGCCTAATCGTTGCATATCCATATCAAATACTGCTTGTGTATAATTATCATCATTAATAAGTTTACTTCTTAAGTCATCAACATAATTACCAACGCCCTTATAAACATCATCGCCAATAATTTTACTTAATGGATTCTCTCCTTGACCACGAATAAAATCAATTTCAGATTGAATTTGACGATACTTACCCTGCAAAGCATCATCTAATAATTGGCTATAAGCGCCACGCAAATGCTGACTAATATTTGGATCTTGTAATTTACGTTGTAGAAAAGTAGTTAATTCGGGCAAACTAACGCCGCCCTTACCAGTATTACCAAGAAAATCAATCAGTACATTATTTCTATTAGGATCATTAATTAAATCTAATTCTGCTTGACGCATCTGATAAAAACTATCAGGTAACTTAATATCTAAAACCTTAGCAAGCAACTGCTCAATAGCCTGTGTAGCCGCCGCTCGCGCTTTAGGACTACCATGATCATTAGCATTATAAAGTTGCTTACTTAAATCAAGTACTTTCTCTCCCTCAGATAAAACCCTACCAGTAACAGGCGCAATACCGCCTCGCGCTTCTTTTAAAATATCAATAAGATCGCTCGCGCCGCTTTTAAGCATTGGAGTAGGATTAAAATTACCAACAAAATCAGGAAAAATAGTTGTTGCAATTCCTCGCGCTGTATCTGCACCTCCTCTAAACATCTCATTTGCTTTTGTAACAACACTAGAAGGAGTTACACCAGCAATATCAAGAGCAAAATCTTGTACATTTTTTAAAGTACTTTGTGGAGAAATAGTAGCATCTTGACCAAGCGCCAGTGCCCTTTGAATATTAAGAATATCAACATCCTTCGGCAAGTCTGCTTGAGTAATAATCGTACTTGCCCTACCAGCATTTTCTGATAACTTATCAGCAGCATTCCTTAAAATATCTAAAGAATCATTACTTAAAACATAACGCGCTTTATCAATAGGTTCTGAAACAGGTTTTACCGCTTTTTGACCTAAAGCAATAGCCTGATCATAAGTAATACCTTTACCTTCTAAAGCGCTATTAAACCTATAAGGACTAAATTCAGCAACTTTACTAGCCTCCTCTGCAATGCTGCCAGCAATATCTAGAACCTCTTGTTGTGCTTTAGATTTTCCAACACGAACAAAGCCACTACCACTACCTCCTGCGCCTAAACCCATAATAGGAATAGGAAGTCCCTTTGCTCCAATATTAATAGCAGCCTTAGTTCCAAGCCCTAATGCTGGACCAGTAAAAACTTGAGCAACATCGCTCTTTGTAACGCCACCAGTAAGCCACTTGCTAATTACATCTTCAGCAGACGGTCTTCCTCCAACAGCATTACCACTATAGTTACCCGTAACACCCGGAATTAATTTGCCTAAAATTCCACCTAAACCTTTAGCAGTAAAATCTTTAGGCGCATTTTGTGGATCGCCGCCAGTAACAGCATATAAGCCTTGAACGGCTTTATTAGCCACTTCGTTAGCAACTTGTCCATAAGCCAAACCAAAATTAACACCAGCATCTTTAACTTGATTAATAAAAGGACCACCTAAAGAAGACTCATAAAAAACGCCTTCTTGATCCTTTGTTAAAGGCTTAGCCGTAGCAGGAACAAACTTTGTTTGTTTTGGCGCTGGTTTAGAAAAAACAGGCACAGGCTTAGCATTGCCCTTAAAACGAGACTTAGACTGCTCACTACGCAAACGAGCAATCTCAGCCTGTTGCTGCGCCTTCTTACGCTTAGCAGCAAGTTTATTCTCATACTCGCGTGATTGTGGAGTCAAAGGCATAACGCCCCCTTACCTAGTCTTAGGTCCGATATTCCACATCCAACTACGACCACCAAGCGTACTAGCCTTAGCACTCGGACTAGCGGGATTAGTAGACATAATCTTAGGATTAGAAGTTTTAACATACTTATCAGCCATCTTACGACGCGCATTAAGAATCTTATTTTGCTTAACAGTTTCACGATCAGTAATCTGACCAGCCGAACGAGCAGCATCCATCTTATTCTGCTGAGCGATAGCCGCATCAGCCGCCACAACAGCACGAGCACCACGATTATGAATAGCATCACCCTTCTTTGCAATAAAGCCAGCCTTATGCGGAGGAAGAGGATCCTTAATTGTAAACCTAGAACCACTAGGCTTAAAATTATATTCATCAGCCCCCATAGGAGCATAGTTGCCACCAACCATCCTTGCCGCAGCAGGAGAAAGATTACGATTATAAGTATTCTTCTTAGGACCAACACCATTAGACATAATTATACCCCTTCCTTAGCAGCCAATTCCTTGACCACATTATACGCAAACGACAACAATGCTGCGACAGCAGCCACAACAGCAGGCTTCAACGAATCCCACGAACCAAGATTCTCAACACCAGTAACAATAATTACCGCAAGAAAAGCCTGAACAAACGTTAACAAACCACGCACAATAATATTACGCCAATTCATAAGATCCTCCTTAGATCGCTTGAGTAACAAACCAAACAACAGCAGCAAGAATGCCGCCACTAATAACACTAGTAGCAATCACAGTCTGCATACGCTTACCCTCTGCTACACCATCCCACTTAGCATTCTCCATCTCAAGTTCAGTAACACGCCCATTAGTACGCTTAACCTCAACATGAATCTGATTAAGAGTAGCCTCCAAATGCTCTAACTTAACAAGAATAACCTCAACACTATCATTACTCATCACATCCTAGCCTCCCATCATACTCAATTGTTTAGCAATACCAGTTTTAGGACGCTCATCCTGAATCTTATTCAACACAAACATGATCTGAGACTCGTCCATTCCTTGAGCGCGAGCAGCAGGAACCCAAACCTCAGTCACATACTCATAACGCCTCTTCCACTTTTGTGCAGCCTCCAAGCCCTTCATAGCCTGATCACTACGAGCAGCATCATTAATATACTTAAGCACAATAGCACCAACAGCATCCTGCCTAACACTAGGCGGAAGAGTACTAGGATTAAGCCTATACGATTTAATACCCAAAGCACTAAACAAACGCTGAGTAGGATCAGCAGCCTCAGCCGCCTTCATATTAGGAATCTTAAGCCTCCAAGGATCCTTAGGATCACTAGGATCATAATTCTTAAGAATATCAGGCGCATTATCAATAGCAGCATACTTATTCTGAAGAGCATCAGCCTCATACTCATTATACTTAGCCAACTCTGCAATCTTATACGGATAAGTAGCCTTCATAATACTACCACCCATATCCTTAACCATACCAAAAACACCACCCGCCTGAGTACCATCCTTCTGCAAACGAGTCCAATCAATATTACCAGTACGCGGATCAACACCAAACGTATCCTTAATAAGCGCATTAAAATACGGATTACCAAACTCAAATACATTAGTATGAGACTCGCCACCAGTAAGCAACTTAAACGCAGCCATACCCATATCACCACTAGTACCAAAAGGACTAAGAGCATTACCATCAATACGAAAATCCGTATCACTAATACCAAACATATCCTTAATAACCTGTGGAACAGGAATAGTCTGCATCATCCACTCAGGAACACCCTGCTCAAGATTCTGCTGATAACCCTGCTGCCCAATATGATACAAAACATTACTAGTAATAGGACGATCAACTAGCATACGATACGAGAACGTAGCCGAATGCCGCTGCCAAGCATAAAAAGGCATAACAACATTACGCATAAGTTGTTCAGCAGGACTAAAATTATGATAATTACCAGACACCGTATTAGTAATATAACGCATACGATGTTTAAGATTAGCATTAAAATAAGGACTAGAACGATCAAGAAGAAGATCAGTAGCAGCCTCAAACGGAGTAATAGTATCATCTCCAGTACGAGTATTACCATTCCAATCAACACCATTATCAATATATGCTTGAACCTCTGGGCCACGCATAAACGATTGGAAACCAGCATCATTACGCAAAAACTGCATACCAACATTACGACGCATCATACTTTCCCAAGCACTAACAACCGTATAACCCCCATGCCACACATACTTCTTAGCCCAAGCAGCCTTTGTAACATTCGGATTATTAATATCAGCAAGACTCTGCGGATTAGCAGCGACACCCTGAATACCAGCATCCTGCTTATAAATATTATGCTCAGTTTCATAAGCCATGCTACGCGCAACAGCCTCAGACTCAGCCTTAAAATTAGTAAGTTGAGCCGTAAACCAATCATTATTAATACCACGCCGCATAGACTCCCTAGCCATCTTCTCAATAACAGTACTAAGAATAAGAGGAGCAACACTAGGATTAAACATCATCATCATTGCCAAACCACCAATGATATTATTAGAAATAAAACCCGGATTAGCATTCAAAACAAAAAACTTAAACAAGTTACCCCAGCCCTTAACACCCTTAGCACTAAGAAGACGAGCACTAAGACTATCAGCCTCAATAGTCATCTCAGCAAGATCCCTATACGCTTGATTAGGAATAGCAAGAACAAAACCTTCACTAGGAATCTCATTAGGATCAGAGAACTCTCTAGCAATCCAAGCCTTAGTAGTAGAATGCGTAGCAAGATCCTCTTGAAGAGCCTCACTAAGCCAATCATGCAAACCACCACGCACAATAAACTGTGGCTCACCATTAATCATTCTAACACCCATACCAGAATTAATATCAAGAGTAGACTCAACAGGATCAAGAGTACCATTCAAGTAACTAGCAAGCGCATCCTCAGCCTCAGGACCAACACCACGAAGCCTAGCAAAATCAAGAGCATCCTCAACATTATCAAACACACCCACATTATGAAGCGTATGATAACCAGACTCACTAGCCGTCTTACCAGTCACCCGACTAGCAGGAATAAGAACAGCAGCAGTCTCAGCCAAAGTACGAAGATCACGCTCAATACGACTCTTCATAAAATTAACACGAGACTGAATAATACGACTAAGTGCATGCTGACGCATACCAGACAAAGCAACACGAGATTCATTACCAATGATCTGCTCATTCTGACGAACACCAGTACGACCCGTATCATTAACCTTCTCAGAATAAAAACGAGCCTTAGAATAAACACTAGACATACCATTAAGCGCACCCTCATACAAGAGTTTACGACCAACATCAATATCCTCAAGAATAGGAGCACCAGCACCCTTACGCTTAGCAGAAAAGAAAACCTTAGGCAGAACAAAAACCTCATTAGTATCAACTAACTTGCCCTCAATAACCTTACCTGCATCAATCTCATGACGAAGAGTAGGAATATGAAAAGCAACAAAATCATTACCCACATTCTCAGCAGCCTTAATAAGCACCGGACGACCCGGAACACCATACGATCCAAGACCATCAGTAAATACACCAATACGCTGAAGAGCCTCAACAGCCTCCACCATCTGATCCTCACGCTGCTTACGAATAACCGGATCCGCAATATCATCAAACACCGTACCAGCCTCATCCGCCTTCTGAGCAAGACTAATAAGCGCCTCACGATTACCACGAGCAGCCAAACCAGTAATAAGAAGATTAGTATTAACACGTAACACGCGAGTAGTAAACCGACCAAGACGACCCTTACGACCATTCTTACCAAACAAACGATAAGGATTAAGCCCAAGACCCTCCATAGCCTCCTTATACAATAATTCTAATTGCTTAAGAGTACGAGGAGTAGTATCATCATGAGCGATACGCGAACGAGTAGCCTGATCCTGACGCTCAAGACGATTATACAAATCAACCGCCTTATCTAAATTAACATCCCCAGCCTTATAAGTAGAATCAGCAAGACGCATATCAAGATCCGTAAGATTCTCATCAAACAACTCGTCAAACGCAGCAGCCGCCTCATCAATATTAGCAATAGTATCATCTAATAATTCTGTCAACTTAAGTTCTAAGTTAGCAAGATCCTTACGAGCAGTAGGAACAACCTCACCCGTATTCTTATCACGAGGAAGACGATCAATCCTATCACGAATCTGTTGACGCTGAATAGCAGGAGCCTGCAAAGGAGTAGGACCAGACCCACCCATAAGACGCGCCTCAATAGCACGACGCATAGGCGCAGTCAATTCTGCTTCTTTATCAATCTGCAATAACCTAGCCGCTCGCTGCAACTCAGTAGCAACATCTCCCCACTCATACACAGCCGCATTCTTAACAGCCTTAGTATAATTATAACGATACGATAATAAAGGCATATCAACAAGTTTACTAGCAACCCTACCAGTAAAACCCGGAGTAGCAGACGCACCAATAGTAGCCTTATCAACACCACGACCAACCCAGAAGAAAGCCTCTTTTAAGCCTCTTACAATAGGACTAGCAGGCAATCGGTAAACAGCATTAGGATTAGCCTCCAACACGCTCTCAGGCTTTTCTAAGACCTTTGTACGCGGCTCAAACAAGGCTGTAGCACGAACACCCCAACCAGTATCTAAACCATTAAACTCTAAGCCCATAGCCTTCCAACGAGACAATTCTGCCTGAGCAAGTTCATCACCATTATAAGCGGCACGAGCAGTCTTACGCCAAGTACGCGCACTAGGAGCCGCATCAAACTTAGCAGCATCAACAGCAGCCTCAGCAGCAGCAATCGTAGACTCATCAACAGTACCAAACACGCGCTGCAAACCCTCAACATTTGCAAGACGATCCTGCGCAACTTCAGGAGTAAGAATCTCCCTACTAGCATTACGCGCAGCATTAAACGCAGCACGATCAGACGCATCAACGCCCATACGACCAGCACCACCAAAAATACGCGCAGACCTACCAGTAGTACCAAACACAGCACCAGCCTTAGCAGTAAACCCAAGCACAGGAGCAGCATCAAGAATATCCAACGCATACGCAGCCGGATCAGCATTAATCTGCTCACCAAAACGATCATAAGACGTAGGATCACTAAGACCATCAAGCCACGAACGATCCTTACCACTACCATCCTTAGCAAACGGATCATAATAACGAGTAGAAAGATCCTTCCAAATAGCATCACCCATCTGGAAATCTACATCATCGCCCCAACCATACTTATCATTAGTAGCCCACTTATAAGTTTCCTTACCAGCAAGATAAGCCTCATCACCAGCCATAGCAAGACCAGCAGGCAAACCAAGACCCATACGCGCAAAACCACGAAGAGCATTACCAGTAAAACCAATAAGTCCCTTTTGACTAAGCGGAACATTCTGATTAGACCAATACGTCTTACGAGCACGAAGAACATCAGACTCAGCAAGACCATTCATATAATCAATAGCATTAGTAGTAAGTTTATTACCACCAGCACTAGAACCAATATTATAAGCAGAAGCAATACCCGCCATATTACCACTTAAAGCAGCAGCAGTAGCCGCAACCAGACCAGTACCAACACTAGTAAAACGAGATTGCTCCTCACCACCAACAGCGCGAGCAACAGCACCACTCATACTAATAGCATCAGCAAAAGCAGTCTCCATCTCCTTAACCTTCTCAGGATTATACTCACCACGAGAAGACTTAACAAGATAATCCTTATACGCCATATACTGCAAACCAACAGCCTTAAGAGAATCATTATTATTCTTCTCACCATCTTTAAACAAAGCCTGACCATACTTAAACAAGCCCTGAGCAGTATTATTCTGATACGTTACATTAACATCATCCTTACGGATCTTCTTATTATCCGTATTAAAAAGAATACCATACTTAGAGCCAACAGTAGGCTTATGACCATAACGATCAACATACTTAGCACCATTAGTACCATACTTATCACCAAAAGTAGTATACAAATCTGCTAACTGGTTATACTTCTTACCACCAGTAACAAGTTGTGTAGCCGCCGCAATATCCTTAAGAACAGCAGGACTAGTATTATTCATAATACTAAACGCAAGCATATCCTTATTCTTACGAAGGCGATCAAGCGCATAAGCGCGTTGCCACTCTTCGCCCATAAGACCAAGAGTTTGTTTAGCCTGTGTACGACCATAAACACCAGTATATCCACGCGATGAAAGGCGCATAGCCTCAGCAAACGAGTACTTAGGCTCACTAGTATTAGCGTTATACGAAGAATAAAACTGATTACGCGCACTAATAAGTTTATCTTGCTTAGCATAATACTTAGTCCTAATTTTTTCAAAAGGACGATCAGCCTTTAAAGCCTTTTGATAAGCATTACTAGAAAAATAAGTTGGTTTCTTTTCAGTACTACCAACCTGCCACCAACGTAATCCTGCACCACCAACTCCACCAGAAGTATTGCGCCCCTCAGCCATAATTATTCTCCAATCTAATACGCCGGAACATCGTCAAAAGACGGCCTAAGTATTATTACCAATAAGACCAGTTAAACCACTAGAAATATCAATAACACCCGCACTACTAAGCGCCGATGTTACCTTATCCTGCCTATTCTGCCTCAAAAGATCCTTATACATCTCTTCCCACTTATTACTACCAGCCTTACCAGTTGCATCACTACCACTACTAAGACCCTGCAATAACTTAGCAAACTTAACCTTATTACCACCAAACGTCATCATCGCATTAGCAACATCAAACGGATTAAGAGCAGCAGCACTCTGCTGACCCCTAGTCTGAGCAATCAACTTAGCAATCTCACGCTGACTAGCCTTAGCAGCACTTTCAGCAGCACCCTTACCAAGCATCAACTCTTGCTGACGACCCTCAATCTCACCAAGACGCTGCGCCTCCAAACCAGCAAAACGACCAGCAGCACCAGTCATAAGCGCCTTAGTCATAACATCACCACCAGTACTACCAACACCACTAAGAGTACCAGCAGTCATAGCCAAATCACGACTAGCACCAACATCAGCACCCACACCAGCACCAACACTACCAATAATATCCGCAACACCCTGAGCGCCACGAGTAGTATCAACACCCTGCATATAATCCGCAAGATTAGCCAAACCAGACTTATAACCCTCACTCACCTTCTCACGAGAAGGCAACGCACCAAGCAACTTACCATAAGCCTGAACCTGATAATCCTTCTCAGGACTCATAGCATTACGCTGATCAGTCAAAACATTAATAAGCGGATTAAACTGACCCGTCTGCTTCTTCATCCAATTCATATACGAAGATTTAGAAGGATTCATAAACGCTTTCATCCAATTTTCAGCCATTACTTATACCAACCTTTACCATTGGGGCCATTAATACGATACTGCCAAGACACTCCACCCGGTCCCTTAAAAATAGTCCCACCCTTAGGAGCGCCCGGAGGTTTACCACCCGGAGTACCCTTAGTAGCATACTTACCCGGCGTAGGAGCAACAGGAGTCGCAGCAGGCTGAGTAAGATCAACAGGACTAGACAAAGAAGCCTTATAAGCATTTGCCTCATTAATAGCAGCCTGATCATAAATACCAGCATTCTGAAGATTCTGATACGCACCACCAATAGGACTAAGCGCACCAGCAATACCAGCAATAAACTCGTTCTTAGCAGAACCAATCTTACCACTAGTCTGAGCCTCAGCAAGATTCCTGCGCTGCTGCATAAGTCCACCACCAACATCACCACTAAAACCACGACCCCGCATCTCTTCAACAGCCGCAGACTCTTCACTAGCACCAGCACGACTAATATCAGACAACAAGCCCTGACCACCAACCTGCAAACCACCAACCAAAGACGCTAACTTACTCTTATCAACACCACCAGTAGCCTTATCAAAAAGAGTATTAGGATCAAAAGCAGCCTGAGCGCCCTCAACACTATAACCATCACCACTAGGAGCCGTAAAACCATACTGACGCAATAAAGCATTCTGAGCATTACGAGCCTGATTAAGCGCATCTTGATACGCAATACTAGCCTGCCCAGTATATGTTAAAAGATCTTCACCAGCCAAGTTTCACCTCCTTAATTCTTTTTAATCCAAATATAACCACTAGGAAGTGTAACTCCACTAGCAGTCATGCTGGATGTAAAATTAGTCCAACCACTAGGCGCGGATGCGCCTTGATAAATAATTACCATTCCTGTAACAAACATCTTATCATCTAATTGTGTATCAATGCTAGTGATTACGCTGTTGATACTTGTCCATCCTGCGGTGTCTGTTCCTGCAAGAGTTTTAAATTGATAGTTTGTAGTAGGATCTCCTGTTGCGTCTGCCATTTGTCACCTCCTTTGTGTTAAACATTATTATAATTCTGCGCCAATACCAAGAAAAGCGGCTGTACTATTGTTTGACAGTAGATGATACGCATTTCCAGCGGTCATTGAACTGCTTGCTATTGTTAAAGTACACATATAAATTCCCGTAGAGTCAAAAGCAGACGCAGTAGCCCCTATAACGCTACTACCACCGTATATTGCTAATAAACTTGATTCTAATACTGTTTGTGCTCCGCGCATGGGAACTGGATGAGTTATTGCTATTGCAGCAGCAGTACTTGAATAAGCAAAGCCTATTCCAAAACGAGTAAAAACATGTGTTGCTCCGGTAAGCCTATAATAGTAGCGTTGACATTTTCTCAACGTAGTCTCAAAAGGCTCAAACTCAAAAGGAGTAGCAACACTACCAGCCTCTAATTGAATACCAGTAATCTGCCAATAATTACTCGTAGCAGCAGCAAGATTAGTCTGACCAACAGCATAATTAGTTCCAGAATAAGATCCCCAAGAAGAAGGAATACTACCAGAAGTCCAAGAGGACCCAGCGCCTAAACCAAAATCAATCCATAAAGAATCAAGATTATCATTGTCAAAAGCGCCACTAGTATCCGCAGCAAATACGACTGTTTTCTTTTCCCAAGTAGCACTAGCACTAATAGTATACGATGCGCCAATATGACGATTATTATCATTATCATACAAAGCAATAGTATAAGTACCCGTTACATTCGATTTAACCCAAAACTGCAAACTAAAAGACTTAGCACTACTAGTCCCTTTGGCAAAATGTTGAAGATTTTGACCTTCAATTTTGTGTCGAATCCATAAACCATCTCCAGCAGAAGGACTAGCCTTAGCAGCCGTGCAAAGCATTTTAAGAGACTTACGATGACCACTGCCCGTAGGGGCATCATTTTCTACGCTTTGTGTCCAAGTTCCTAACGTAATGTTTCTAGTACTAAAACGATCAACTGTATAATACCCATCGGCTGTAATACTAGCCACACTAGTATTTCTCTGAGCCACGCTCATACCACCATTAATGATAACATTACGAAATGCTGGTGCTCCTACATTATCATCATAACCATGTCCGATAACAGTCATAACACCTCCTTAATTATAACCATATAAAGTATAAGAACCAGTAAATGTTGCAGCACTATTTGTTAATAATTGAAATCCATTATAAGAAGTAGTAGTATCTACACTAAAACCACCATTTCTAATACTATAACCAGTTCCAATAGTAAGACCAGATCCACTACCAAATACAGTAGTAACTGTTGTTAAAAACGGATTAAAAAACTCATATGTTCCATGTTCGCAAGTATTAGGACTACCACTTATACCAAGATAAGCCAAAGTTTGGCTTGCAGAACTACTATCCGCAGAAGTGCTATTAGAAAATAAACCTCTATAACTCCAATAATAACCAGCACCACTATAAGGAGAAGAAGCAACAAGCATTCTGCAATAGACATCAGCACCACTACCACTAAAAACAATATTATTTAAAACTAATTTATAATTATTATAAGTAGAAGAAAAACAATTAGTAATATTTACACTTGTACTAGATAAACTACCACTAATAAGTTTAACTAAACCTATACCGTTATCAATTCCTTTAAGATGGGCTGTAAGATCAGTATTAGCCCCTGCTTCTGTTGGGCTAGAATCACGAGTATACCGAGTAGGAACAAAATCAATTTGAGCGCGATCAGCATCAATAATATCCGAACCGCTACGAATATGACTAGCCGCATGAGCAACAGTACTAGGCTCAACCGTACCACCAAGACTAGCCTTAATAATCTTAACCGGACTACCACTACCAGCAGCCACAAGATTAGGAAGATTAAACGTAGTAGAACCATCACCACTACCATAAGTAGTACCAATCAGCGCAAACAAGTCAGCATAAGAAACACGACTCACAGCACTACCATCCGCACGAAGATAACCAGTAGGATACGACGACGTAGTAGGCCAATCAAGCATAGTCCCCACAGGACTCGTAGAAAGGCTCGTAGTCGTCACCGTACCAAGACTAGTAGTATACCTAATAAAGTATTTACCCGTCGTAGCAGCCACGCTAGGCACGTTAAACGTCGTGCTACCATCACCACTACCGTACGTCGTACCAATACTAGCAAAAAGCGTAGCGTACGTTGTACGAGACACGGCGCTACCATCTGCCGCAAGCCAACCCGGAGGAGTAGTGCTCGTATTAGCAAACCAGAGGATAGACCCTACGGGCATGCTATCATTGGAGACTGCTACGTTAGTGTTGAGTCCCCATTTGACTCCATCATAGATCCAAGAGGTAGAACCGCTTGTAAATACTTGTCCGTTTGTGGGACTGTTTGGAAAATTAATAGCCATTCACACCTCCTTAAGTAATATCAGGGCCGTATACAGCAACCCACATTGGTAAATATGTACCTGCTCCACCAGAACCCGCATTTAAAGTTCCCGTAGCGTACTGATTACTAGATCTAATATTTAATGTAACCGTTCCAGCCGGAAAAACATAATATGTTGTAGCATAAATTGTTTGATTTGCAGTACCAGATATAATGCCTCTAATACCACTTAAGATTCCTAAATCAGTATTTGTAGCCGCATTAGATAAATGAATAAAAATTCTTGCAGAGGAACCGCTGCTTCCTGTTTCTGCGTCTGGGCAAAAGAATTCTACTTTATATGCGCTTGTTCCGTCTGCTGTAAAAGTAATATTATTAGTAAAAATATTACTTGCAGAAGCATAACTTCCTCCAGAAACGGAATAATTTGTAGTTCTAGTTTGATAACCTAGACGACGAATTTGAGCAAATTTATTATCAACACCACTAAGATGTGCTGTCAAATCAGTACTATCTCCAGCACCACTAGCCGCAGCATTACGAGTATAATAAGAAGGAACATAATCAACAGTCAAACGATCACCATCAATAACATCACTACCACCACGCACATGACTAGAACCATGCGAAGGAATCGCTAACTGACTAGCCTCACCAACCTCAACCCACTGATTAGACGAACCATCCACATACCAAATAAACGTCTTACCCGTAGTAGAATCAAACCACAAAGCACCACTAGTAGGACTAGAAGGAGCAGTATCACTAGCAGTAACACTAGCGCCACCACCACCAACCTGCTTCCAAGCACTCGCACCATCACTACGATACAACGAATAAGGCTCACCAACAGTATTAACAACCCACAACACGCCAGCAGGATGCGTCGTAGCATTCCAAGTAGGAAGCGACGTACCATAACCAATAATCTTAGTATAATCAAGCACATCCGAACCACCCGGAACATGCGTACCAGCATGACTCGTAGGCGTACGCGCGTCAGACAAGCGAGAATCAGACGTATAAACAAGATTAGCAGTATTAGAAATACCATGCACACTAGTTGTAAGACCAGCATGAGTATCAAGTTCCGACTGCGTAGCCATATCACTAGCAAACGAAGGATTCGGATACGTCCCAGCAAGAACACCACCAGCAGCACCAGTAGGCGTACGAGAATTAGAAAGACGAGAATCACTCGTAATAACAGCAGTACCAGTTACCTGACTAGGCGCAATAGTAATAGGATCCGAACCAGCAGACCCATGCGTACTAGCATGAGTCGTAGGAGTACGAGCATCCGACAAACGAGAATCACTCGTATACACAAGATTAGCCGTATTACTAATACCATGAATACTAGTAGTATCAGCCTCATGATTACTAAGCGCCGAAGCAGCATTACTTGCAACCGTATCCAACTCGGACTGAGTAGCAACACTAAAAGCAAGATCAGACTCAAGAATACTATTAGCAAGATTCAACTTAGAATAACTAATAGCAGCAGCATTAGCAATATCAGCATTAACAATACTAGTAGCAAGATTCAACTTAGAATACGAAATAGCAGCACCAGCATTAACCTTAGCATTAGTAACACTACCATCAGCCAACTCAGCATTAGTAACACTCCCATCAGGAAGCGTACCAGCAATATACGCATCAACATAAGCCGTAGTAGCAACCTTATTAGAACCATCAGACTGAGCCTGAGTAGTCGCAGTAATACCATTAGGCAATGCCACACTAGGATTAAGGGTAGGATTCGGATAAGTGCCCGTAAGCGCACCACCAGCCGTATCACCCCGTTGCATAATTTCCTTACCAGCAACCACAGGATAATCAATCCCAAGCGTATCCAAAACAACCTCAATCTGAGTCGCTAATCCTTCAATACGCGAATAAGTATTCTGAACCGAATCCCCAGCAAGAGGATACGGAAACTTATATTTAGGAGTATACTCTTTCAAATCAGCCATACCCTACCCCCTTTCTATTGTTTAACAATAATCCTACCACCCGCAGTAGTCTCACCCGTATTTGCCAAACCAATAACTTGACGCACATACGAATTAACTTCCTTACGAATAACATTAGTAACCCAAGATTGAAACTCCTGCTTACCCTGAGGAGTATTCAAATCAAAACTAGGCATTTGCTCCATTAAATCCTCCCCTGTCGCAAAGGCTTAAACCCAACACTAAACCCCTGCATCTCAACACGATACGGACGAGTAACAACACCATTATAAGGCTTCTTATACTTATTCAACTGATATAACCTAAAACCAACACTAGCCTTACGCCAAGACACACGCTTAGAATACCTATTAAAATCAGTCGTAAACAACTCGTCCCAATAAGTAACCGTATCCTCAACATTCTTCCAACTAGCCTTATTAGGAGAAACAAGTTTAGGCAATTCAATATCCGTAAGATACACCCAATCATAACCCTTTTCAGTAAAAATCTCCCAATACTTATGCTTCTTTTTATTAATATCAACCGAATCATTATCATCATCATCCACAAGATCCATACGAATAGCACCATCATACAAAAGCATACTAAGCATAATACGCTGAAACCACTTACGAAGAATAGGATCACCAACAGTAAAATGCTTTGTTTGAAGATAAAAATCCGGACCCTTAACAATATCAGTATCAGGAATATTAATCTTCTCAACTAGCAAATCATCTTCGCCATTCGTATTAGTATCAAACACGGGATGAATATCAATAAGCCTTGCACGAAGACGATTAGTACCACTAATATTCTCAACACTATTAACACCCACAATAGTTTTCAAACCATAAAGAGTCTCGATATTAGTCACACCACGAACATCAAAATTACTAAACGTCGTCAAAGCATTAGTAGGAGTATAAATACAAAACGTCAAACTTGTATACGTGCGTAATGGACCCCACTTATATGTATTAATTGTAGTTTCCCAATTAGTACCATCATTCCACTTAAATCCTTCACCAGTGCTAGATGATTCCTCAGGATTATTAAGAATTTTACGATCCCAAAAAATAGGCGTATTATTCTGCGTAAAAAAATCATCATAATCAAAATCAGGATCAAACTCGTCCCAACCACGATCAGCAATACCCGGAGTATTCTGCCAATCAGCAGCATAAATAGGCTCATAACGAATAGGATCAAAAGGAGAATTCCAACTAGTATAATGCATAATAAGATTATTCTTATGCATAAAACCAATTACACGATCCTGAGTAGGATTAAACACATCAAGACTATCCGTATAATACAAGCCAAGATTATCCTTAGTAAGATTACGAACACTAGAACCATCAAAAAACATAATGCCACTCTTACCAGCCCAGAACACACCACCACCATACTCTACAATACTAGACGCGCACAAACAACCCTCAGGAACAAGTTGCTCAACCGAAAAATTAGTACGATCATTACCACGAAGAATATAAGTACGATCCTCTAGAAACACTAAAAGACCAGCACTAGAAGCGCCAAGACCACGGAAACTACTCTTACCCGGAAAAATAATAGAATCAGCAGCATCACGAGACAAATCTACCGCTTCTCGATCATGCGCCGCACTAAACACAACACGATTAGTATTCTCATCATCCTGACCAAAATTACCATACCATTGATAACCAGCATAAATAGCCGTATACAAACCAGCAAAATTCATAATAGTATTATCACTACTACCAACACAATAATCTGTAGTAAGATTAGTCGGATCAGTAGAACGCATAATATACTCTTCGCCCTCTAACTTAATACCAGTATCAGACCACAAAGTTGCCGTATAATTATTACTAACAGACTTAATTTTGCCAATATAAAAATTATCAGAAGAACGATAAACATTATAAGACGTAACATTAGCCGCTTGCCAATGCCCATCAGCACTAGTACCAGCAGTACCACTAAGAATAGTACTATTATCAGTATCAGCAATAGTTAGCAAACCCCTACCATGAAAATGCGTATAAGGACGTATACTAACAAATTTTAAAGGCACACTAGTACGATTAATAACATCAAGGCTCTCATCCTGATCAACAGTACCAAGCGGATTACCCGGATTAGTAGGAGAAATAAACGAGAATGTTTTAGCCGTTGGATTAACAGCAGTAATACTATAAGTATTACCATTTAGTACTGTGCTACCACTAGTCACAGTAATTTTAACCCTATCATTAACTTCATATAACATATCATTTACAGTAGTGATAGTACAAACTTTAGTACTACTATCCCATGAAACAGCGCCACCACCGCCACTAGTAGCAATAGTATTAATAGCAAAAACACCATGATTATTAGTAATAGTAGGATCCCAAATAAAAGGACGCTTCTCTAACTGTACAACACTACCATTAATACTCTTAACAGTACCAATATAATAATTAGCAGAACTATAAGTAGCATAAACAAACTGACCAACACTAAGCCCAGTAGTAGTACTTACCGTAATATTTTTACTAAGCCCAACATGCTCAGAAGAAACACCAGTAACCGCTTCTGGAGTAGCAAAATTACCAGTAATACTACTCGTCTTAAACGAATAACCACCGCGCCAAAAAAACTGATAATGAGTACTAGCATTAGAAGGATCATCAACAATACTAACCCACAAACCACCACCAAGAGCAGGCTTATGACTCACAATACTAAGTGGTGTAACAGCAAAAGGTAACTTTTCATAGCCAAGAAACCTAAACGTCTTATCAAAAACACGAAGAAGAGTCTCACGAGTATTAGTATTCTTATTATAAGAATCCACAAGCATACCAATACGCTCATCACCAGTAGGATCATAAGTAGATAACACACTAATAATACGCTCATCAGTCACACCACTAATAGCATAAGTAAACAAACCATCCGTATTAGTGGTCGTATTATTATTAAGCATCTTAAACTTGCTAAAAGGACCACGACGACGCATAAGACCAGCACGATCAAACAACACATCCTGCGACCAACGCACAAACGACTCAGGAATAAGTGTACCCGGAGCAGCCTGATTCATACCCTCAACAGCACCAACCTGATTAACAAAAGTTAAACCCGCCACCGGATCACCTCCTCTAATAAGACCAATCGTAAGAATCCGTCATAACATGAATACGATCAGTACGATCATACTGATTCACCCACACATCATTACGCATCTGCTGATAACGCGACTCAAACATATTCTGAAATACCGCAGCCTGCGGATCATCATTAACAAGAAACGCCTTAACAAGCGCACCATACACAATAATACTATGATGCCGCGTAGGAATCATAAAAGTAGAACTCGTTGTAGTAGCCGCAGTAGGCACACGAGTATAAAACAAACGATACACAGTATCCCCACTAGCAGTAGGATACAAATACAACTCATCATTAATAAAATAATAATGCTGAGGAGTACTAGTAGAATCAGAATTCCAATAATTCTTCTCAATAACATCCGTACGCTCAGGAGTCAAAGTAATACCATTCGTAGTATCAATCAAAGATAAAACACTATTAACATCCGTAGGACTATTAGAAAACGAATTATTAGTAATCTTACTTTCGCCACTAGGCACAGTAAACGTCTTCAAATCTTCCAAAAAAGGCCAAGGCTCACGAGTAACAATATCAAAATACGCCTCATTAAGCAAACTCAACTTCTGCGAATCCTCAAAATCATCAAACCCATACAAATCCATCTCATCATACATCTCATCAAGCGTCATTACTACTCACCCCCTTAGAAAAACTCTTAATAATAGGAGACTTACCATGCTTACGCATAAGCCACTCCACAGGCTCAACCGCCTCATCACTCGCCTGACTAGCATCATACTCCAACTTAGCACGATACTTCTCCTGCGACTTAACCAGATCATCATAAATCTCTTTACCAAAACGCATCGTATCCGACTTAATAAGGCGTTCCAAAGCAACTTCAGCAGTAGGAATCTCATCACCAAAACCAAGAAGCGGAACAGGATCCTCACCATGCGGCATACGAATAAAAATACACCAATCCCGAGTCTCCTCATTGCGAGCAAAAAACAAGCGATCATCATACTCTTTAACAGCACGATCCGCATTAATCTCACTCCAAGACAACGATCCCCTACCGGGAATAAAAATACTACTCATTAACAATCCCACTTTCGCAAACTCTTATTAATACGACTATTAGGATCATTAGCAGTCTTAGCACTAGTCAACTTCTTCTTCATACCACTCATACGCGCACAAAACGACTTACGACGAGCGGCAGCCTTAGGACTACGCTTAGCCTGCTTAGCCGACACCGGAGGCTTTAACGTACCCTTAGTATAAGACCGCCGACCAGCAGCATTTAAACCACCCTCAGGATTCTTACCCTCTTTACGAGTCCACGCCTCCGACATAAATCACCCCTTTAACTTATTATACGTTGCAGTAGCAATAGCCCACAACTTATTCTCAGACCACGACGGATTATCCCGCTTTAAAGCCTGATAAATCTCATCCTTCTTCTTAGGCATTACTTCCCCCTAGCAGACTTATTAGCAGCCTTAGCCGCCTTAAAAGAATGGGTGGAGAGCCGAAGCCCCCCACCCAAACCATTATTTACACACCAGTATCGGCAGCGTCATCAACCTTAACACCAGTCAGAACGATCTGGTTGTTACGGCGAGTAGCACCAAGGTTCATGTAACGAGCCATAACAGCCTCGAACACATCATAACCCTGCACCTGACGAAGCGTACTACCATCCATATCAAGGAAATGCCAATCCTGATCCGAGAACACCTTAAGCGTAGACTCATCAACGATGTGAATACGACCATAAGGAGCATCAATATCAGCAATAACCGGCATACCATTGTACGAAAGGGTCTTGAAGCCAGCACTGTAATCCATGCTATTCGGCTCAACATAACGAACCTGATCCTCAAGCAGCATGTAGAACTCGCGCTGAATACCCAGCGACGTGATCATAGCCGTCGGCATCGTACCCTGAAGACGCACAAGGTTCAAGCCCTTCTGCAAATCCTCCAGCGTGAGACGACCGTTCGTCGTATCCGCAATCGCCATGCGCTGATTATCCCACCACGCCTCATTAGCCGTGTCAATCTCACCAAAGTAAGTAGCACTCGTAGAAATAATGCGCTGAAGCCCATCAATCTCGTACGAACGCGAACCATTAGCAGAAGCAAGACCATCATTCGTAGCACCAGCACGAGTGACATAATGCGACGAAGTTGTCGTAACGGCAGCGCCACTAATCGTAATAGTACCATTAGTGTAATCAACCGCCGTAATTTCGCGCGGCGAAGCACCACTAATAGAATTAACATCAGCCGTAGTACCGATATCCACAAGCATACCAACATACAGATGCCCCTTGCGGATAGCCTCCTTGCCACCAGCCGAATTCAACACAACGGTCGTAGCCGAAGTCGTCGTACCGCACTGAGCAATCTGAGCCGTACCATCACCATAAACCTGACGAGCAAGATCACGACGAAGATCATTACGAAGACCATCCAACTCAGACTTAAGAACCTGCAAGAACGAACCCGCCTCATTCTTCGTCTTAGCAACCGACGGACCCGTGACCTGAACCGTACCATACAGATACTTCAGATCATACTTCGCCTTATCATAACCCTGCTTACCAGCCGTCGGCAACGCGCCCGACTCTGCGCGAGCACCAATACCACCAGAACGAGTCTTATGCAGCGGCACATACGCATACTTACCAACCAAATCCTCCGAACGCGACTCAAGACGCGACAGAAGCAGAACCTCATTATTCAACTGCTCAGAAACAGGCCCAAGGTAATACTCCTTGAGAATGTTAGAGAGCGTACTAAGAGTGGCACCATCAGTAGCAGCCATTCTACACCTCCATATTAGGAAATGTTACGAATCGCCTCCATAGCAGCCTTATGAGCCTCATCAAGATTAGAAAACTCACGATTAGGAACACTAGACGGAGAATTAGGAGCCGGAGTAGCACCATGCGGCACACTTTTCGCCTGCAAATATGAACCCAACAACCGCTGCTGAATAGCATGATACTGCTGTTGAGCAAGCATCAAATCACCATCAGTAGCATACGCAAGCGAATAAATCGCTTCCATATCATCATCAGTATAATCAGGATTCATAGTCCGAATAGTATTCTCCGAAGCCTCTAACTCCATAAGAATACTCTGTTGTTCCTGAGACTCCATCATTTCCTGACGGAATTGACGCATCTCAAGCAACTCCTGCTGCAACTCTGCAGGAAGACCATCGTAACTATTATTATCAACAATAGGAGTATCATTCACAGCCTGCTGTGCCGAATAACCAAGTTCCTCTAACCGCGCCTGAATACCCGTAGCCACCTCACCGGCAAACTCTGGATCATTATTCATCCGCTGTAAGAGACTAACAGCCTCCAACGCCTCAGTAGGATCAATACCCTGTTCAGAGAACGACTCATAATTTCGTCGCAACTCTGCAATCTCCTGAGTCTTACGAGTATAATCAGCCTGCATAGACTTGTATACCTGTTGCATATCCTCAGGAAGAATAGTCGGATCAAACCCCGTAAAGGATTCAGGCTCAACCTGATTGTCCTCTACAAAAGACTCCTCCGACTCACTCGCCACAAAACCACCATTCTCATCAGGCAATTCGGACGAAAGCGCCGCAACCGCGCTCTCCATATCAATATCACTCATCGTGACTCCTATCAAACAAACGACTCCGGTTTATTCCGGTTGGTCGCTATTAACCTCAACACTACTAGCCTCAATAACCACAACCTCAGACGCACGATCCTCAGCAGCAGCAACAAGCCCCTCACTAAACCCACTCATCAACTCGCGCATATCCTCACGACTAGGGAGCGTATGAACAGTCTCCGTACGCTTAGTCGCAAGCCCATTAGCAAGCCGAATCTTATCATCCATAATACCCACAACAGTAGCAATCGCACTCAACTGCTTAACCTCAGCCTGAGGAATTAACTCCTCCAACTTCTGCATAGCAGTCTCACGCACACTACTCGCATGAGCAATAAACTCATACACATTATTAGCAATCTTCTCATTAAGATTATCAGGAGGACCACTCTTCTCCCACTCCTTACCCCAATAAGAAATAGTCGAAACAGGAATACCAGTCTCACGAGCAGTCTGCCTAACACTCTTACCATTACTAATCCAAATCACATAAGCAGCAGCCTTAGAATCATCATCCCACTCAACCCGACTCTTAGCCATTCTTAACCGCCTGCTCAGTCAGCGCATTCGCAACCTTCTGATCAGCAAGCGCCTGATTACCCTGCAACTTCTGCAACAACTCCATCTGATACTGATCCATCTCGCCACCAGCACCACCCTCAGAATTAGGCTTATCCTTATTATCAATCACAACAGTATCCAGCGGCGGCTCCAACAACTCCTGCGGAGTAACCTCCTTAACACCCGACTGATTAAGAATCTTAGACCCAACCGTCGGACCAACAGCACCACGCAACTGAAGACTAACCTTCGGAGCATCACCAGTCGGCATAGTCTCAGCCTGCATAGCCGCCTGAGTAAACTCAAAATGCTTATAAAACTGATCCTTAACCTCACTAGGCATACTCTCAAACTCTGCACTCTTCATAAACGCAGCATGAGTCTCCAAATGCGCCGCCTTATTCTCATAAGCCAACGGTTGCAACCCAGCCTCAACACTCTGCTGCAACAACTGCGGATCAACCTGACCACCCTGCATCATACTCATCATAAGTTGCTCCTGAGCCTGCTTAGCCGCCTGCTCATTAATAATACCACCATCCATCAACTTATCATGCTCACGCATAGCCTGCTCCTCATCAGCCTCAAACTGCATCTGAAGCGACTTAAAATCAGCCATATCCATATACTTATACGCCTTAGTCGGACTAAGAATACCCATCTGCAACAACTGCATCACACGAGCCTGCCGACCAGCACGAGTACGCGGAAGACCAGAACCAGCCTCAACCTGCACACTCACACCCTTAATAAGATCCGCATCATCAAAACGTTCAACCTTAGGCTTAGAACCAGAACCCGTAATAATCATCGTACGCGGCTCCTGATAATACTGCTGCGCCAACTGAAGCATAAGATTACCACAACGCTCTAAAGCCTTCTCCATAAGCGTAATCTGCGGAGCCAAACGATCCGTAGCCGCCTCCTGAAGAAGATCAATCGCCACACCAGCCTCAACATTAGGAGGAACACTACCCTCCATAATCTCATTCAAACCAAAAATATCCTTCAACCGCACACCAAGATCCTGCAAATGCTCAAACACATACGGCGGCAACGAAGGAATTGGAATAGACTCAGGCACCTTACCAGCAACCGGATTATACTCAAAAATAGCACCCGGCTCATCCGTAATACGCTGACGCAAAGAACCAACCGGAGCCAACATCTGCGGCTTCAACGTAAGATTCTTATACTCAATAATCTGCGACAACGAACGATTCAACTCTTTCTGCAACGGAATAGCCTGCTGCACAACACTAGAATCCCACAACTGCCCCGGCACACGCATACCCGGAAACTTCACAAGCGGCAACTCCTCAAAAGGATAAGGCCACGGCGCATCATACAACACAATATCCGGCTTCTTCGTAAACACCACAAAACGACCATCAGGATACTTACCACCCGGACAAAAATACCCATAATACACAATACGCACATTCTCAGTCGTCTTAGGATCCGCATTACCAAACACACCCGGAAGAGTCTCATCAGGATAACGATTAATCGCATTAGGCTTCAACTTAACACCATAACGATTAAAAATCTCCTCACTCGTCAAAGGATGCACACAAAACGCATACTTACAATCCTCAAACACCTGAGCAGAATCATCCAACAACACATCAAACGGCGACATAACATCAACACGAATCTCACCCTGATAGACACGCTTCTCAAACTGATCCGAATCAATACCCATCATCTCAAGATTCTTATCAAAAAAATGCTTCACCATAGGATCAACAATAGGCTGACCATCAGGACCAACCATAACCTTCATACCCGGACCAGCCTGATCATCCCAAGTAACCTTCCAAAAACCATTACCAGCAATAATACTCCACATCATCGCCTCTTCACGCTTCTGCGTCAAATGCAAAGAATCCCACCAATACTCAAGAAGATTCTCAGCAACCTGCGAAGCCTTCTGAGCCTCAAAAGAAGCCTGACCCGGCGTAGCAAAAAACTGTGGCTTAGACTTAACAAGCCTAGACAACAACGACTGCGTATTAGGCGCAATCTGATTAGAAACAAGACGCACACGATAACGAGGCTTATCACCCTCATCCGTAGGAAGCGACTCAATACGCCGCGACTTACGATTATAAAACACATACTGATTACCCTTATAAAACGCGAGATTCAACTTCCATTGACGAAGCATAGTCTCACGCTGCTGCTCCAACTCATCAACACGCTTAACGAGACTAGTCGCCGGAGCAAAACCAGTAGGAACCTCATTAGAATATGCACTAGTCTCTTCCAAACCATGCCTCCTTAATCAAAAACAAAATCACTAGGAGCCAAACCAGCCTTCTCCAACAAATCCTGATACTCACTAGGAGTAATCATATTATGCCTCAAAGCCCAATCCAAATCCTGCTCGTCCTCATTAACCCTTAGATTCCCCATCGGCAGATCGCTTAACGGTTGACTTCCTTCCAGCCTTAACCGCTCCAACCTTAGCCTCTCCTCCTCCAACGCTAGCATCCGCTCCGTCCACACTTTCTGTGTTTCCAGAATTTCCTGCATCACGCTTAACAACAGAGTATCCTGCCTGCTCCGCCAACCAAACAATCGTAGACTCCTTCACTAAACGAGTACGAGAACGCCCCATACTCGTAGTATGCTTATTCCTCAAACCAGTATCAATCATCAACTCGCCATGATCAATACGCTCACCCGTAACAACATCCATATTATACGAACTATTATTCTCAATAAGACTCATTACCACATACTCCCCATAAATTCGTCAACAAAACGATCTTCTTTCTTTTCACTAGGGCGATCATTAATAACCCAATCAGGCAAACCGCCAATATTAGTTGAAGGCTCAACAACAAACTCACCCAATAATGCACCAGCAGTACGCAAAGCAATCTCCATACTATCCAAACAGTCATCCTTAGGCTTTTGCATAGCAGAATCATAATCAACCCACTCCTGAATAAAATCAGCATGATCCTTCTTAATCTTAACCTTACCAATCCTAAACAAAGGACTCATAGCCAGAATACGCTCCCACTTCTTACCCTTAGCAAACATAGGAACAACCGGAGGCATACTAGTCAAACGCTCAGTCTGCTGCACAAGCGCAGCCTGATAAGCATTAGACTCAATACCAATAATCTCCGGCTTATGACGAAGATAAAACTCCTCAATCTTGAGAAGTTGCTCTGCGAATGGAATTCGCGCCGCATACTGCTCTAGTAGAAACACCTCGTTAGAGTCTGCTACCCCAATAATTGTGATCACGAACCGGTCCGCATTAGCGGATAGGCTGATCGCTGGGTCAACTCCCATGTATTTACGCAGTTTAAGCGGTTTTCCTTCCGAATCTAACAGATCCGTACTGTCATAATAGTGAAGCCAATCTCCGGCTAGGTCTTTGCCTGCCATGCTGTCAAAACTCGCCATATACTCTTGTGCGAATAGCAGTGGATGATATCGTGACTTCACATACTCCCATTCTTCTTTACGGAAGTAAGGATTATCAATGCTTCTATACTCTACGCGACTATTATTCTTGTCTTCGCGTGAGTCTTTAGAGAAGAACTCCTCATAAAACCAGTTTTTCTGGTTAGGCGTGGTAGTTGTGATAAGCAATCCTTGCTTATCTGAGAGGCTTGGTCGAATAACGCCCCAAGATTCATCATTTTTGATAAATGCTGCCTCGTCCATCCAGAGAATATCAAGGCCAGCACCGCGAAGAGACTGTGGATCCTCAGCAGACTTGAATTCTACTAGGCTCCCATTCTCGAATTCGAAGCGTAATCCGCCCTTATTCTCTTTTACCTCTTTACCAATCGTCAGTCCCGCTTTGATACAAGCCTCGCGGAATGTTAAATACGACGGACGACCCACCTTATACGAGGCGGATAGCGCCCATACCCATAATGGCTGGTCGCTCTTGCGTCCGTGTGCATCCAAATGGAATTGTTCTGGATGCAAACAATAAAAAAGTACCTCCCACGCGGCAGAAAGAGTTTTTCCACCGCGTCGCCCCGCTACCAAGTGCCTGAATCGTGTCAGTTTAGCACCATGCTTATCCGTATGGAATAGGATTTGATAATAATGAGGCGCGTATCCTTTGGATAGGAACCAGCCGATCTTTTCGGGATATTCTAGAATAGTGTTTTCTAATGCTTTTGCACTGATTTTCTCATCATTATACGAGTAGTTTCCCACTATTGCTCCTTAGTGTGGTCTGTGACCTGCGCATTTGGGACATTTAGAATAGTACGCGGGATGTTCTAGATCACACGTATGACAATACCATGGCTCTTTACGAGCCTCTTTAATGCGGCGTTTAGGCTGCACATTACTACCAAACATTACTAACTCCTAAACATTATTTCTAATACCATAAACACGAAGATTACCACTAAAAGCAGTACCGCTAGTTATTTTGAATCCGTCGTATGCACTATTTGAATAGTGCAAACCGCCCCCATTGGTGGTGATGTTGTCCGTGGTATTCCAACTGGTTTGCGCCCAATTGAAAGTCGTGTTGTATGTCATGGCCGGACGGTAAATATTGACGCGGCCACCACCGCCAACGTTTCCACCGTAAAACATCCAACTCAAAGCAGCAACGTTATTTGCTGCGGTGGTGGTGAATCCTGCCGACGGTTGGTTGTACCACATGCGCTCATAGTAAGAGGCCGTATTTGGGGTTCCCGACGCAGTGAGTACAAAAACTCCATTGGTCACACTTGCACTGCTTGTGAATATGTAGTGCTCAATAACGTAGTTTTCGTAAGCAGACGTGAATACACCATTCACGGTCATGTTGGTCGTAGCGGAATAACTGATGTTTCCTCCAGTATTAGTACATCCACTAACACTTGTAGGCTGCATAAGAACCATTGCGGGTGGTGTATCAGTATCAAGTATACTAATCCAACTAGAACCATCACAAATCTTCAACTCATTAGTATCCTTCTGAAACATCATCACACCCTCAAGAGCACCAGACGCAGCAGGAAGATCAGCACTAGTATCAATAACAGTAGCACCAGTATTAGGAAAAGACTTAGCCATAAATCACCTAATTCTTAATAATATAATTAAGGACAACAGTAGGCTGAACAACACCATGACTACCAGTACCAGCAGAACTAGTCGTACCACTAAACGTATGAGTATGCCCACCACCAGCACCCTGAATAGTCCTACCACCACCCTCACTAGTAGAAACAGGATAAGCAGCCGAACCACTACCCGGAGAATAATGATTATAAACAGCATTCCAATCAGCGCTACCAGTCGTACCACTAAACGGATGAGTATGCGCCGGAAGAGTCTCAGCACCAACACTCGCACCAACACTACGAGCAGAACCAAGAATAGTACCAACACCAGCAATAACCTTACCCTGCAAATCAGGAAGAGCAGAAAAACCAGCAGCATTCAACACAGTCTGCAAATCCGCAGAAGCACCACTAGAAGCATACGAACGACCATCACACACCAACCACGGACCACCAACAGCATTAGCACCCGGAACACTACTACTAATACCAGCAAAAGGCGTAATACTACCAACCGGCATATACCAACGACCAGACTTCAACTCGCTCAACAAAGCCTGCAAATTATCAAACACTTCCTCAACATGATCAAAATTAGAAACCAACACATCAGTACCAGCAGAAATAGTAGCAACACTATCAGCAGCAGCCGACAACGCATCAGCGCCAGAAATCAACGCATCAATATCATCACTCAAAGCATCATTAGGATAAGACAAAACACACCTCCCCGGCGCAAACAAAAAAAATACCCCTCTACTAATAATAACACATCAAAACACACAAATCGGACATGTAATTAACAATCTTAACAATATCTTAATAATATACCACGGTTCTAAGCCAAAACCAAAATGTACCAAAAATATAAACAGTATAATTATA